AAAAACACCGATAAAGTTATGGAAGGGTTTTCAGCTTTTAAAGATGGTGGTTTAGTAAGAGAAAATTTTGTGGATGTAGTTCCACTATTATAAGGGGAGATAATGGTAAAAAATCCAAATGATAATGTAGAAAAAGCTATTGAAGCACTACAAATGGGCTTAGAAATAGCCGATAGTGAAGAAACAATTATAGATATACCAAACGACGAAACTGTTGTTGAAGACAACATGGAAGTTGTCCAAATGGCAGATGGTGGAGCTGAAATTACTAATGTAGATGGTCAAAACTCTTCAGGACCTATAGATCAAACAAATATACCTTTTGACGCGAATTTAGCAGAATACGTCGAAGATTACGAACTTTCTAAATTCTCTATGGATTTAGTAAACTCATTCGAAGCGGACAAAGATTCAAGGAAAGACTGGGAAGATACCTATGTCAAAGGCCTTGATATGTTGGGATTCAAATATGAAAACCGAACACAGCCCTTCGAAGGTGCGTCAGGGGTCGTTCATCCTTTATTAGCTGAATCTGTTACGCAGTTTCAAGCCCAAGCTTATAAGGAACTTCTCCCCCCAAGCGGCCCCGTTCGCACCCAAATTATAGGTCAAGCAACACCAGAAATTGAAGCCCAAGCTGAACGTGTAAAACATTATATGAATTATCAGATTACAACTGTAATGAAAGAATTTGATCCAGAAATGGATCAATTATTGTTTTACCTTCCTTTATCAGGTTCAGCATTTAAAAAAGTTTATTATGATGAATTATTAAAAAGATGTGTTTCTAAATTTGTATCTAGTGAAGATCTAGTTATAAACTACATGGCAACAGATTTAGAGCAAGCTGAACGTGTGACACATTGTGTTAAGATGTCATCTAATGAAATTAAAAAATTACAAGTATCTGGTTTTTACATGGACATTCCTGTGACCTCTGGTCAAGTAGAAAACACGAATGAAGTACAAGAAAAAATAAACGAGCTTCAAGGTGTTACTCCTACTCTTCCAAATGATGATAATGACCATATGATTTTAGAAATGCATGTAAATGCAGATGTACCCGGCTTTGAAGATGAAACAGGAATTAAACTTCCTTATATTATTACAATTGACCAGTATTCATCTAAAATACTTTCAATAAAAAGAAACTGGAAAGAAAAAGATCTTAATTTTCAAAAGAAACAATATTTTGTACATTTTAAATTTCTTCCAGGTTTAGGATTTTATGGCTTTGGTTTAATACACATGCTCGGCGGTTTATCAAGAACTGCTACAAGTGTTTTACGACAATTAATTGATGCGGGGACTTTAGCTAACTTACCAGCAGGATTTAAAGCACGTGGTATGCGTATACGTGAAGATGATAAACCTATTCAACCAGGTGAGTTTAGAGATGTGGATGTAACAGGTACCTCTATTAGAGAATCACTTATGCCTCTTCCTTTTAAAGAACCTTCCCAAACTTTATTTCAACTATTAGGTTTTTCTGTAGATGCAGGTAAATCTTTCGCTGCTATTGCAGACATGAAAATGGGTGAAGGTAATGAGCAAAATCCAGTAGGTACAACATTAGCTATATTAGAACGTGGAACTAAAGTTATGAGTGCAATTCATAAACGTTTATATTCTGCTCAAAAAGAAGAATTTACTTTATTGGCTGCGTGTTTTCAAATGTATACACCTCCCGAATATCCTTACAATGTTGTAGGTGGTAATCGAATGATAAAACAACAAGATTTTGATGATCGTGTTGATATTTTACCTGTAGCCGATCCAAATATATTTTCAATGGCGCAACGTATTACTTTAGCTCAACAACAATTACAATTAGCCAATGCAGCTCCTCAATTACATAATATTAGGGAAGCTTATAGAAGAATGTACATGGCAATGGGAATTGATAATGTTGACGCTATTTTAAAACCAGACCCTGAAGATCCAGTTCCAACTGGTCCTGCAACGGAAAATTCAGCTGCAATGAAAGGACAAGAACCTGTAGTTTTTCCACAACAAGACCACATGGCACATATACAAGCACATGCTGAGTATATGTTTACACGTATGGTTCAAATTAATCCTCAGTTATATGCAATGTTACAAGGACATGTTTCCGATCATGTTGCTGCTATTGCTCAAAAACAAACGGAAGAACAATACCGTGATAAAATGCAAAAAATGAATGAAGCAATGCAACAAGCTCAACAAAACCCTCAAGCTATGCAAGAGTTAGAAAAACAACAAGAGCAGTTATTAAACGAAGCTGCTGCAACAACTGCACAAATGGAAGCAGAGTTAACTAAACAATTAGCTGCAGACGAAGAAGCGCGTATGAGTAGAGAACAGCAAGATCCATTAATTAAATTAAAACAACAAGAAATTGATTTAAAAGCTATGGAAACTACTGCTCGTTTACAAAAAGACATGATGATAGATTCAGAAAAATTAGATCTTGAAAGAGATAAACTAGAAGCAGGAACGGCTATTGATATTATGAATTCGTCTGCTAAAATTGATGAACAAAGATCAGCAGCACAAATGCAAATGTTAAAAGAAAACATTATTACTACTCGTGAAGCAATGAAAGATAAAACTCAAGAACGAATAGCTCGTGAAAATGTAAGGAAAAACAATGAACCTAAAAATAAATAAAATCACTGATATTATGAAAAAAGCAGAGGATCTTATAAATAAAGAAATTAAAAAGGCACCAGAAGACGCAGTTCTAATTGCTTCTGCATTAATGGCAGTTACAAGGAACTTGTATGTTTCTACATTAGGTGTAGAAGGAACTGCCCACATGTTTGAAACTGTGGCAGAAACATTTGTTGAAACAGAAGAATTCATTCAACAATTTAAACCAACTATTCATTAGGAGGATATATGAAGTTATTAAAAGATCTATGGGCACACTTGAAAGAGTGGAGCGAATGGGGAATGAAAGACTGGGTAAAAGCCGGTATCGTGACTCTAGTAGTAATTATAATACTTAAATCAGTTGTCGGTGCATAATGGTAAATGACGCTCGTGCAGCTTATGTAGCTAATCAAGGCATCCGTGCTGTTAACGCAGCACGGGAACGCCAAAATACTTTTGGTAATGCAAATTGGGCTATGTCTCAACCTAAAGAATTTTATCTAAATAGGGATAACCTTTCTAAAATAAAAGATACCTTGGTTAGTAAGCCTGCTATTACAACAGATCAAAACGAAAGTCGTAACATGTACCAAATGATGATGAACGCTGTTAAAGGTGGTAATGGTGCACAAATGATTGATACATCTGGTCTTCCAGCTGGAGCAAAAAGAATAGGTAGAACATTATTTCAAGATCCTGCAAAATCACAAGGATTTTTTGGTGATGCTAAATCTTTTTTTACAGGGAAAAACAAAGCTGCTGTTAGAGCACCAGAAGTAAATTATTTTCCTAATTTTGGACAAGAAGGAAAAGATTTTTATAAAAAAGAATTTCCTTTTTCAAGTGGTTTAGAATCTTTAATGAACGCTGGATTCTCTCGTCTTATTCCAGGTGCTAATTTACTTAGAACAGTATTACCTAAAAGAAAAAGAAAATTAATTGACCGTACCTTATTACCTACATCAGGAATTGTAGATTTACTACCGGAACAAGATATTAGCCAATTTGCGGACTCTATTGAAGAATCTGCTGGAGAAGGAATTACAACAGATAGAATTTTAGATGTTGTTTCTAGAAGCCCAGGGTTTGAATATGAGCCTTCAATTGATAATACTGTGACAGAAGTATCGACTCAAGACGATGTAAATAATGCGTGGAATTATTTATATGGAAAAGAAATATATGAAATGGGCGCGCCTATAACTATAGAACAATTTACTGAAACTTATGGAAATGATAAAACTTATATTGATGGGGTTTTAAGACAAAAAGAAGCTGCAGAAAAAATGGGTATAATTTAATGGTAACCTTTACTGAAGCTGATGATAGAAGACAGTCTTATTCACGTCCAGGACGTGCTTCCATGCCAGCTTCGAAAAGTTATTCGAACGTATCTT